TTCAGGCCCGCCATTTCACGCTGCCATTTGTTGGCGGCTTCGGCGGCGCCTGGGCCCACATCCACCCCAAACTCAGCGGCGGCGGCGATGAAGGTGTCGAGAGCGGCGGGGTCGCCGAGGGCCTGGAGGAGCTTGGTCCCGCTTGCGCCGAAGAGGTCAGAAGCCCGGACCGCGCGGAGGGTAGGATCCTCGATGTCCCCGAGAGCCTGCATCGTGTCCCGGAGGACATCGTCGGCGCTGCGGAGCTCGCCCGCGGTGTTGTGGGTCTTCACGCCCAGGTCGGCGAAGGCGTCGACGGCGAGCTTCACGCCGCGGTCGGCGTCGCCCATGAGCTTCGGCACCTTGGCAAGGACCCGGCTGAGGTTGCCAAACTCTTGGCCGCTACCCTCGGCGGCGAGGCGGAGGCCGGCCAATACTTCCGCGCTCACACCTGTCCTTGTGGACATGTCGAGGAGCTCGTTCTTGTTGTCGGCGAGCTTCTGATTCCAGACGGCCCAGGCCGCGCCGGCCGCGGCTACGCCCTTGGCCACCTTGCCCAAGGTGTTCCCGAACTTCTTCCATTCCTTCCGACTGTTCTGGGCGGCCTTCTTGGCGCGCTTCTCGGCCTTCTGGAGATTGCGGTCGAGGGCCTTGACCATGGCCTTGGCTTCTTTCTCCGTGAGGCCGGGGATCTTGGCGAGGTTGCTGGTGAGCTGGCTGATATCAGCCTTGTACTTGAGCTCGACTGTTCGGGATGCGCCGGCCATCAGCGGCCCGCTTCGATGCGGGCGAGCTCGTCGGCCAACACCCGGGCCAGGGCGTCGACCTTCCGCTTCTTGGTGCCAGGCTTCAGGAGCAGATCGCGCGCCGGGTTCTTCACCCGGACCGTCGAGTTGATCACGTCTTCATAGGGCCACGCGGGCTTGATGAAGTAGGCGTAGGCGGCGGTGTTTCTGGTGCCTACCTCGATGGCCTTGGCACTGAGCCGGACCACCGAGTCGAACCGATTGCGGCTCCGCTTTGGGTCCGACTTGGCCTTCTGGTAGCGGGCCCGCGCCGTGGCCAAGATGCTGTGGTAGGTCTTCCGGTCGCCCCGCTCGAGGGCCTTGATGGCGACGAATCGTTGGCGGCTTGTGATCAGCTTGACCGGCCAAAGGCGCCGGGCGTGGTCCTCGGTCTCGGCGGTCGCATCCTGCATCAGTCGCATCGACCGTGGGAGGGTCGCGGCGATCATGCGCTCGAAGCTCTTCACAAAGCCGAGGTTGACCTCCATCTGCTGGCGGCCAGAGCCCACCACAACTCGGGATCTAAACGTGGCCATCAGGTGCCCATCCAGAAGGACTCGCCGGAGCTCGAGGCCTTCACCGTGTCGCGGAGGCGGGCGCCCCTCTTCTTCGGCGGTTCGGTCGTGATCCGGTGGTAGGCCATGACGTTGATTTGTTCCTGTCGGGGGAGAGAATGAAACCAGCCGGGACCGTCGCCATAGGTGAGGCCCAGGTGGAGAGCCATCAGGTCGGCGCCGCCTCGGCGCCCTCGGTAAAAGTCGCCGTCGTGTCCACCTCTGGCTCACGCGGGAAGAGGGATGCACACAGCACATCGATGACCACCACCGCCGCGGCCATGAGCTCCTCGCGGGTGTGGCCCGCGCCCATCAGCGCGTTGTAGACGCTCCGGCCATAGGCGCACGCGTCGTAGTCGTGGCCCTCGAAGTCCACCTGGCCGGGTGCCTTGAGGGTGGGCACGCACAAGCCAAGGCCAGCCATCAGGGCCCAGCCCTGGCGGCGGGGTTGATCGGCGGCGGCGTGCCATGACATCGCCACATCCTCCCGCTCGGCGAAGCCGGGCAGGTGGACGGGGTAGGTCTGCGCCTTGAGGGTGATCGTCGTGATGCCGTTGTCCATTGGTGCTCCATGGATTGGGGGGGTGGCGGTCACACCATCGTGATTGCGCCCAGGCACTGGAAGGACACGGAGAGAGAACTGGGGTCTCCTTCCGAGAAGTCGACGGTGCAGGCGCAATCGTCGAGGGTGATCTGGTGGTCGGCGCTGTCGCCGTGATCGGTGCCCTCGATGTCGATCTGGATCTTCACGCAGTAGACCTCGCCCGGGAGGGTCGAGGTGTTGGCGTTGAAGCTCCCGGACTTCATCAAGAAGTCGGTCATGGTCTGGTCGCTTGCGTCGGTCAGGTCGGCAAAGTGTGCCGTGAAAGAGCCACTTGGAAAGGTGCGCGTGGTGTGCCGCACGCTGGCGAGCTCGCCCCGGTCCATGTAGGTCGTGAGCTCCTTGCCGCTCTGGGTCAGGCCCGAGATCGAGAAGTCGCCGGCCTCGAGGCTCACGGTGTAGGTCACGGCTGGCGAGTCTCCCGAGAAGAGCTTCACGGTTCCGTCGCGGAAGTTTTTGATCACTGTGGAAGCGGCCATAGTTTAGCCCTCCTTGGTGGTGGCCTTGGCCTTGGCTTTTCGCTTCGGCGTCGGTGGTGGTTCTGGGTGTTGGTCGAGGAAGTGGAGGGCGGCCAGGCAGGCCACCCGGTGGCGGGGGTCGGTGTGCCGCTTGATGGCGGCGGCATCAGCCGAGCCCGAGGCGTGGGTGGCGAGGAGCTCGCGAGCTTCGGCGTGGGTCATTGGAGGGCCATCCTGTGGAGGCAGTCGAAGTGGACCTCGCCGAGGAACCACTCACCGGCATCGTCGACCTCGCGGATCGGGACCTCGGCGAAGACCACCTGGAGGTCAGTGCGGATGGTCTCGTCCATGCAGGCCTTGACCAGGTCGTGCTCGGCGCCAAGGGCCAGGTCATAGTCGGCGAGCTGGTCCTTGGGCCGGAGCCGGTAGAGGAATCGAATGGCCGCCGTCGACCTCACCGTGGTCCCGTGGGCCGCGCGCTGTCGGTCGCCCACCGGGAGGGTGCGGACCATGCCCACGGAAAAGCCAAGGTGAGCCACGCTGGCGGGGTCTCGCCCAAAGCTCGAGTAGGGGGATCGGCTTTCGCTCCAACCAGACAGGGCGCCCACCGCGGTCGCGAGGCGGGAGCGGACCGAGGCGACGGAGATCGCAGACATCAGGAGCCCCGGCCGGCGAGCCAGACGGTGGAGATCACGGAGCGGCGGCTATCCTTGGAGTCGGCGAAGCCATCGTCGTCGGTATCGTAGGACATCGCGACGCGGTGCCAGCCGATGCCGTAGACCTTGCCGTATTGATTCGCGAGCTCAAGCCATTTTCCATCGCCCGCCGACATGTGGAAGTCGGTGAAGATGAGCTCGAGGGTCTTGAAGAGGTGGACCTCGCGGAAGGCGTGCGGGTTGACCACCAAGTAGGGTCGGTTCCCTTCGCCAATGAGCCGGTTCTCGATCTCGGCCCAGGCCTCGTCGATGTAGTCCTGGTAGGAGGTGAGGCCCGATGGCCGGAGGCTGGCGAGGTCGGTGTGGCGCCGCGTGAGATCGGCGTCGGTGACCACGGGGTAGAGGCGCCGCCGGACCAGGCCGCCGTCGGTGCGGAAGATGTGGGCCACGCCGTCGGGCATGGTGAGGTTCCACTCGAAGAGCCAACCCGCCCCGAGGAGCTCGGCGCCGAGCACCCCCGAGGTGATCGTATATTGAGCCACCGATCCCGAGATCGTGACGGAGGCGGCGGCCACGACCTCGAGGTTCGACGCGTTGAAGACGGACACCGTGCCCGAGCTCGGGGCGGCGAGGGCCCCGTCCCGGTAGACCCGACACTTGGCCAGGTTGTCGCGGCCGCGCTCGAGCCATTCCGGCGTCAAGAAACGGGCGCTATACAGGGTATCCGAGGAGCTCATGGTCTACCGGTCCCCGCGGCGGTCTTGGCGCTTGGCGGCTTCGGTGGCCTTCTGCTTCACCTCGCGGGCCTGGGTCTGGCCCCCGGACTCATAGGCCCGGCGGGTCATTTCCTGGATCGCATCGCGGGATGTGCGCTTCTGGTCAGACATTGGCCGCGGCCTTCTTGGGCTTGCGCTTCCGCGACGGCTTCTTCATGGCGTCGAGCTTGGCGGTGTCGGTCTTCGCCTGGCGCTTCGAGGCACCGTCTTCCTTGGTCGAGCTCCTCGAGAGGCGCGACTCCTGCTGAGCGATGAGGGCGGCCTTGATGTCCTCGTCGAGCGGGGCCACATGGCCGGCGTCGATGAGGCGGTGGAGGAAGGCCAGGTATCCGTCGAGGTCAGGCTTGAGGATGACACGGCCGCCGACCTGTTTGATCTCGACCCATGGCTCGAGGTGCACTGGGCCGCTCACGCCGTCATAGACCACGCAGTAGTCCTCGCCGATGGTGTCGGGGTCGAGGACCGTCCAGCCCACCTGGCGGGCGTTCTCTCGAGCTCCGCCCTCGGAGAGGTTGGCGCCGATGCCACCGACGCCGGGGTCGAGCTTCATCTTGGAGAGCAGGGGGGCCCACTCGCCTTGGATGAGACCCCACCGGACGGGGTGGTACTTGAAGATGAAAGGCGGCGTCGCGGGCAGGTTGAGCCGCTTGGACCGGCCCTTGCTGCGGGTGACGGGTCGGCCCTGAAGGGTGCCGGCCTCGGTGTCGCTGGGGTTGAATGCCATTTATAGCTCCATGGCTTGGGGTGGGAAAGGGCGGACCCGGGGCGGCCACAAGGAGCATTTGCATCCTCCCCGGGCCGCCCCGAGCAAATCATGCGTCGGTGATGATCGACACGCCGCGGGAGTCTTCAACGATGGAGACTCCGCAGAACAAGTTGCCCGTGATGATGGTCTGAGCGCTGGCCGCGTTGCGGCTGAACTCACAGACAATCTGAGCACCCGCGGGGATGACGATGTCGCCGGCCCCGTAGATGGGCGACTGCATGCCCGTAGCGAAGCCGATGGCCCCGACTCCCATCATGCAGCCGGCGCGATCTGAGCCGGCGTTTGCTGTCGGAACCTGCTGGCTCACGAAGACGTCCACGCCCCCGAATTGCCCGGCGAATCCTTGACCTTTAATTTCGATCATGGATGCACTTGCAGGCACCCAGGACAGAACCCCAGACTCCGCCCGCAGGCTCGATTGGAAGTCCGTGATCTGTACGGGACTCAAAAGCGCCAGGTAGGGACCAGGCACGCCCGACTGGGTGAGCGCAAATTGAGCGTCGTACCAATCGGCCACGACCATGTCGACACCGGAGGCGCCGGCCGTCGCGGTGAAGTCGTCGGCGACCTCGGCGACCATCTGGGTGAAGCGCATGTCGGCCGAGCCAACCATCGAGGCGGCGAGGCGGGGAGCGTCGAGCCCAATGGAGTTGGCGAGCGTTGCGAGATCGGTGATCTCGTACTGGAGAGCTTGACGCGCGATGGTGATGTTGACGCTTCCGTCGGTGAGCGCGGTATTCGCGACGCTTGCACCTTCGGCCACGGCCGCCATCTTGTCGAAGCCATCGAGGCCGGCGGCGCCGACCTGGAGGACGGTGGAACCACCGCCGCTCATGTCGCCATAGTTGGTGAGCACGCCATGTCCCATGAGGGATGCGCGATCAGCCAGGGCAAGGCCGAGCTCTTGGTGAAGGATGGCGGCGAGCTGAAGATCGCCAGAATTGCCGTAGGTAATTTCGTTGGCCATTGGGGCACCGGGGGTAGGGGTGTGAGTGTGGAGTCGATCCACTCACCCTATTTCCGCGGTTACGGGTGCGACCCGAGGCGAGCTACATATTGGGGGATGTCGCGCCAAGCATACCGCGTGGTACCTTGGCGCGTCAAGGGTTTATCTACTTGAGCCGTTGAGGATCGCCGCCCTCTTCTCGCGGTATTCCGCGGTGGTCATGTTCGAGATCGCCTGTGGGGTGTACGCTGCCGGGGCTGCGGTGTGGGGCACAGCCCCAGCATCGGCAGGCGGCGCGGGGGTGCCGAGCGTCGCGGGGCTCTGTACATCGGCGACCGGGGGCGAATCCGATGACACGGGGGCCGCGGCCACGGCGGTCGCGGGCGTGGAGGTCGAGAGCAGGGCGGCCGCCGACCTGGGCAAGCTGTCCCGCTCGGCGAGCCAGTCCGACAAGCTCACGCCCTCGGGAGCTCGGCGGTCGAAGATGGCCAGGAGGTCGGCCACGTCCTCGGGGTCCGTGACACCGGCACCCATCGCGGCGACGGCCCGGGTGTGCGCCGAGCTTTGGTTTGTGAGCTGGCCCTCGAGCTCCGCGACGCGGGCGGTGAGATCGTCGGCATTCGTGGCCGTGGCGCTCGCGGCCTCGAGCGACTTTGTCGCCTCGGTGAGCTCGGCCTTGAGGGCACGGCGCTCGCCGTAGACCTCATCAAAGCGGCTCTTGGGCACGGCGTCGTCGTTGGGCTTTTCGCAGTGTGGGCAGTTGTATGGCATGTGGGCTCCCTTGGTGGATCAAGCGGCGGGGGTTGGTGTGAAGGACCGGCCGACCGTGCCCATGATGGCCTCGGCCGTGGCGGTGGGAAGGTTGAAGAAGGAGCTCAGCATCTGGACACCGGTGGCCCGCGGGAGTTGGCCGGAGCTCACGCTCGCGACGATGGACTGGGCCGCGAGGACCTGGGCGCCATTGAGCGCGGTGTCCTGGAGCTTCTCGGCTCCGAGGTCGGGGATGCCCGGGGCGGTGGCCGGTCCCTCCTCGATGGCCTCGAGCTCGTCCACCTGGTCGACGCCGTCGATGCCGGCGAGATCGGCCTTGGCCTGGTTCTCGGTGAGGCCCGGGTTGAGCGTGCGATAGGCGGCCACGCGGTCGAGGAGGCCGGTCTCGAGGAGCTCGAGCACATGTTTCCGCCGGCCGTCGAGCTCCTGGGCGGAGAGCGGGATCTCCTGGTAGACCACGGCGTAGCCATCCTCGGGGAGGCTGGTGCCGTTGTGGCGGTTGAGCAGGGTGGCCGCGAGGGCGATGAGCTCGGCGTCGGTGGTGGCCAGGTGGGCATAGCGCCGTTGGGCTTGGCGCTTGCCCTCATTGGTCAGTGAGATCGCATAGCCGCTACGCGAGCTGTTGAGCCGCTGGATATCGGATGGTGGCACACCCGCGTCTTGGGTGAGCCTGGCGGCGAAGGCGGAGATCGCCCGCTCGAGACTCTCGATGTCGGCGGCCTGGTTCCATTGGCCGACCATGGGTTGGCCGGTCTCGGCCGCGCTGTCCGCGCTCGTCTCGAGGATGAGGACGGAGGCCGGGTCGGTGATGACCTCGGCCCGGCGGCCGCTGTCGCCGTCTTGGATGGCAAGCCCGGCGGGGATGAGGTTGGCCAGGTACCTCTGAGGCCAGCTCGCGTCGCGGAGACAATGGAACCAGAAGCTCCAGGCGACGGCGAGGTTGAGCGAGCCCTCGACCACCTCGACGCCCTCCCATGCATCCCAGAGCCGGTCGCCGCTCCGCTGTGCATGGTAGAGGACATAGGGGATCACCGGGGTCCCATCGGCCTTGCGGTAGGGGTAGGTCTCGCCTTCGTAGGTGGCGCCGAGCACGGCGATGGTCAGGTCCTCACCCTCTTC